ATGACGCACTACATAAACGTATCGTAGAACCTTTAAAAAGGAAAATTTTACCATATGTTGCTTGTAGTGTTACTGTAAATGTAACGATGTTAATTATTCTTGTCTACCTTGCTCGACGTCTGTCTCTTCTTCAGGTTCCCCTTCAATAGATTCTTCCTCCTCTTCATCATCACCTAAAGAGGGTCCAAAGAACCCTTCGGGTGGTGGTTCATCTTTTTTTGAAAGGAACTTGCCTATTTTTTCAAGGGGTGTCCCCGCAGTCATAGCTTCAATTGGATCAATGGTTCTAGGGAGAGTTAAAAGTGGTATTGATCTAACATCTAGAATTTCTGGTTTAGTGAATACGTTGTCAAGTGGATATTCATCCTCGAAAAGTTTCAGCACAGATTTGGGAACGGAGGGTGATTGCTCTAACAAACGATCATATTCTGTCTTACATTCACCTACGAAATCTAAACCCTCTTTGCTACGCTCTCCTCTGTCTAGGGCTAACATAAGACGAATATTCCTAGAAAGCATACCGAAAGCTAATGCAGCCGTTCTATGATTTTCCATGAGTTCATTAATCTTAAGGAACTGTGATATTGTTGCGATAAGACCTGCAGTTAGATTTAAACCACCAATTATAGATGGAGCAAATGATTGAACGTTTTCGGGAAATGTACCTTGGGCAAAGTTCGCAGTCCCTGTTATTGTAGACAGTACAATAACCGGTAAAGTAAAACGTATGCTGGAACGTCTATAAATAAAAAAAGCGCGGTGGTGCATATACCTGTAACACGCGGATGCTTCACCCCATTGTTTGAGGATATTTTCGTGACCGTCTGTCCATGATAGACGCATATCTTCACGAGAAATCTTTTTTTCTTCGGTCATTATATAATAGATGAATATAATTTTTTTGATTCATCTATTTTTTTTAATTTGTGTGTTGGTAATTCCATTTTCAAACGATAGAAAAAAGTTGGAATTTTATTCGATATTGATTCCTTTTATATTCTACCATTGGTCTATAAATGACGATACGTGTGCCCTCACCCAGGCTGAAATATATTTTACCGGGAAAGAAAAAGAAGAAACTTTTATGCATCGTGTAGTTAGTCCAATTTATAAGATGGAAGAAAATGACATAAATACCTTGACAAAGACTGTATTCTTTACTCTGTGGTCATTTGTTCAATATAGATTAGGTCATTTTGATGGAATTATTAAAGAAGTCAAAGATCTATCGAAAAAATGAACACCACTTTTAAACTTCTATCCACGGGAGAAACGAAATCGATCAAAAAAGTGAACACTTGTCTTAAAATTGTAATACAAAAGCATACAGTACGCGTCCGCTATATCATGCTTCCTCTCGTATGAAATCGTATCTAAATCTATATACTTTCCCATCTTCACAAGAACGCGCTCCTTCCGCTCCTCGTAGTTTAAATGACCCATCCCAAAGTGTGCGTGTATTGTCAGGGGTGAAATCAATAGAACCTTATCTTTGAACATATAGTGTAGTAGAATCTCGATATTCGTAAAACCCTGGGGTGGTTGTCTCTCTATGAGGATTCTCTCAGCCTTGTCAAACACCTCTCTGTGGTCATCCACAAATAAAGGAACCAAGTCAACAAAGTCATTACTGTAAATGTATTTGTAGTCTTCCAAACTCACCTTTTTCATGTACTCAACTTCTATCACCGGTCCATTCCCACACTCAGCGAGGACGAGACCCATATTGTGGAATCCTATATCTATGGCCAGGACCTTCATAGCTTTAAGTCAAAGATTTTCTTTAATAATAGTATATGAAGAATAAGACAAAGATTCAGATACTATCAGTGTTGATAATTTTACTTATTTTCGGACTCATTCACGTAATACAAAATCCCCAAATTGTTAAAGTTCCAACCCCAGCCCCACCCCCACCAATGTTCCGGGTCCCCCCTAGACAGACATTCGAACAAAGGCGTGAACCAGAGTTCAGGGGTCCCCCAATCAAGGAATACAAACCTGGACGCATGCAGCAGATGGGATTACTCACCGGACCAGGTGATGAGACCCTCCCCCTTTACGGCAAGGAGGTTCGTGGTCGCCGTGATAGGTACCACTACTATACGACCACGGGTGGTGAAAACCTGTACCCAGTCCCAGTGAGTCACAATGCTAGGGACTGTATGGATGACATTGGGTGCCAGGAGCTCTATGGAAATGAATCAGTCTCAGTGACTGGTAAGACTGGTTCATTTGGGGTTAATATGTACAGAACTGACAACTTTTTCTAATAACCATTGATATTATAAATAAATATTTGTTATATGTATAATGAAAAATATAGTTATTATATTACTTATGTTATTCATAATTTATTATATAAACAAATCATTTACACGTAAAAATAAAAGTTATATAAGATTTAAAATATTAGATGAAATTGATCGTAACATAATTTTAAGAATGATAAATGACGGAGATTATGAAAGTATAAAAAAATATATTCGTTCCAATCTTAACATAAATCGTAAGATAAAAGAATTATTGGGAAACAAATATGAATTTCAAGACTATATATACACTATAGAAAAGTCGAAAATTTCAACGTGTCATAGGGATGAAAATGGACAATTTTTTAATAAAAACTTGAAAAACCCTTCGTATACGATAATATTTTACTTAGAACCATCTAAAGCCTGTTTAGATGTAATAGAAGGTAGTCATAAACATAATTTACCTGTTTATATAACAAATCCAATGAGTACCATAAAATGTGAACCAGGTGACGCAATATTATTTAATTCTGATACAATTCACAAAGGATCGGATAATGTTAATACTAAACGTGTACAGATGAAAATACATCATATAGACGATGAGTTTATAGAGGATTATTCGAATTATAATAAAAAACTTAAACCTAAATCGAGTATATGGGACAGTTTAAGTTTTTTAACATGTAGATTTCCTATTATAGGAGATTTAACAAAAAATGGTCGACGATTATACGACTACGAATTGTTTAGCTAAATTTTGTTTAAATATATCGAGAAGTTCATTATTTTTAGAACCGGTCTTGGTAGGACACATGTTACCTTCAAATACGTACGCATCATCACAAGTTAATATTATATCCCACGCTAAAATAGGAATGATATGTAATTCGGATTCGTGTAGACTGGATAACTTAAACGATACGTCGCGAATAAAATTATTTTCTTTTCCAGATAAGTATTTACAATTATTTAAATCACAAAATGTTCGTGTAGTTTTGTGATGAGACTGCGTTCTAAAATCATCAGACGTTTGTGTATCGTACCACAAATAATATGGTCTGGCACGACTGTTTTCACAAAATGTAAATAATCTAACACCGCGAGCAGTAGATGAATTACAATCTTCCAGATACTCTTGTAAGAGAGTGTTATAGTTGTATGTGGTGGATTTATACTCATTTACAGTAATCTTTTCTATAGCTGCACCCTGACCACCGTATTCTGGTTTTTTTATAAAAACTTTATCGTTGTCACGTGGTGGAATTACATTCACAATCTCATCATTATAATAATAAACTTTTGGTGTAGATATGTCATATTTTGTAAATATTTTGTACCAGTAATACTTACTTTGTACATTTTTCATGTGTTCATAATCGTATAGTCTATCTCTTTCTAATATTAAAGGAAATTCATAAAATTCTCCCGTAAAACCATACTTTTCTCTCCATAAAGGGTCTAACATTGTTAAAAATGGATAAAATATGAACAATAATATGGTTCCAACCTGATATTTTAACTGAATACCCGGTACAAATAACTGAAAATTTAATTTTGACAACCACCGCATGTATTCATAATTTTTTATCGAATATTTTAGTGATAGCCTTTCTTGTTTCGGTAATAATGACAACACGATAACATATAATCCTATAAAAATTATTAATCCTATGAGAATCATTCTTATATGTATACATGTTTTTTTTTTGCACATGATGAAACTACTTCCCAGCTGATAACTTTTTCTAAGACTGTAATAAGAAATGATCCCTCTTATTATCGTTGGTTCCCTCGCTACTCTTGTAGCCTATACTTACTTTGGACCCAATCTCATTTCATCTGAAAAAGCCAAGGAATATATCAAATCTGGAAAGATTAGGGTGGTCATAGATGTCCGCACAGCGATGGAATACCGTGCTGGTCACTACCCACGAGCCATACACATCCCAGTGAATAAAATTAATAAAAAAACAACGTCCGAACTTCCCAAAGAGGGTTTACTCGTCTACTGCAATACTGGGCAACGAGCCAGATTTGCGGCAGAGAAATTGGAAAACTTGGGTTTTAAAAATGTGTACTACATCGCTGGGCTCTATTCTACTTTGTTAAATTAATAAGTCTATCAAATCTCGACGCCAAAGAACGTATGATGGGTTTGCTCAATGCTGCTTCGAGATGAATCACGTAAAAGTTTAAATTTTGTTCATCAACCGGTCAAGTCTCAGTTTTTCACGATTTATAAATACTGAGACTTCGATTGGATCTTTCGAGAGCTCAACAGAACCATATGTATTTAATGGATGCACATATTGAACACGAATCAAATCTACTGTAACATGTTTCTGACCCGAAGCCTGACTATAGTGAACAGCCAACGCAGCCGCATCCTTCTTAGTTTCTTTTGGTAAGAAATCTCCATCATAAGAAACTACGACATGTGAACCCGGCCACCCCTTGACATGAAGCCACCAATTCGCCACATGACTCGACTCAGTGAGTTCATAATTCTCCTTGGCATTTGTACCAACTCTAATAGTAATTCCATCCAGGGATTCATACGTCTTCATATGTGAATATATTCTGTAATCTTTATATAAAATGCACGTCATCCTAAGACCCAGTCCCTCGGTCACCCACAGGTACAGAGT